CTAAAGAGGTAAAAATGTCTGAAGAAACGACCATCGAGCCAGATGTAAAACAGGAAAACGTCACACAAGGCGAAAACAATGTACCGATTTCAAGATTAAATGAAGTTATTTCAGAGAGAAATGAACTTAGGCAAAGTCTTGAATCTTTTAAAGCTAAAGAGGAAGAAGAAAGAAGAACTAAACTTAGAGAAGAAGAGAAGTGGCAAGAACTAAATGCTGATCTTGCTCAAGAAATTGAATCTTATAAACCTTATAAGGAAAGATGGGAAGCAATGGACTCAAGACTAAGAGAAGGTGCTTTAGCTCAACTTCCTGAATCGAAACGAGAAAAATTTGCCAATGTTGATACTGAAGTTCTTTTAAATATCGTTGAAGAGTTTACAGAAATAGAAAAAGTAAACCCACCTGACACTAAAGGAACAATACCTACTGAAAAAATGGGTGATTGGACTAAAATGTCTAGTGAAGAACGTAGAAGAAACTGGGGTACGATATTGGAGTCATACGTTAAAAGGTAAAATAAATGTCTAAACATTATCAAGGTAACGCTGTTACCAACACAACTGACCAACATTTTATACCAGAAATTTGGGCAGATGGAATTTATAAGTATTTTGAAAGAAAATCTGTATTTCGTGGATTAGTAGACGATTATTCTGCTCTTTTTGCTGGAAAAGGCTATGGAGATGTTCTTCATATTCCAGAAATGAGCTTGATAAGTGCATCTGATAAATCTGCTGGTGCTGATGTATCTTATGATGCAACTGCAACTACAGAAACTCAGTTAACTGTTAATAAGCACAAATATGTCGCTAAGTTGTTTGAAGATTTGACTTTGATCCAATCTGAAGCTGATTTAGTAGAAAAGTATTCAAGGATGATGGGTGAAGCTCTTAGCCGTCAAGTAGATGCTGATATATGGACTGAGCTACAAAGCTTGGAAGATTCATTGAATCTATCTGCTGATGATACTCTAACTGCTGGAAAATTTGAAGAAGCTTTGGCTACTTTAGGTGAAGCAGATATTCCTTACATGGATGGAGAGTGTGCAATGGTTGTTAATCCAACACTATTTGCTGACATCTTAAATCCTTCTGCTGGTATTGCACAATACTTTATAAGAAATGATGCTGTTGGTGAAGGAAACAGAGGCTTACGCTCAGGTCTTGTTGGATCACTTTACGGGATTGATGTTTATATGTCAAATACTGTAGATACAGCTAACGAAGGTGGAGCAGGTGCTAACACAATTAGTGGAGCTATTTTTCATAAATCAGCCGTAGCTTTTGCTTCTCAGCAAGATGTTAGGGTGCAAAGCGAATATTCGATTGATGCTTTAGGTACTAAAGTAGTCGCAGATTTGCTTTATGGTGTAAAAAGAATAGACGATACAGATAATAAGAAAGGTCTTAAAATCCGTAACGCTTAATTAGTGTTCTTAAAATATTGGGGGTGTATTTATTATGCCCCCAATAACATGAGGTTAATATGCAATATTGGAAACATAAAAAATCAGGTAAAGTAGAAAGAATTGAAGCAACAGTTGTATTTCATCATCCTGAAAAATTAGAAGAACTCAAGAAAGATTATGAACAGGTAACTGGAGAAGATAATTGGACTCCATACAAAGAATCAGTTGAGGAATCTTCAGAAGAAGAATAAATAAATAATCACAAGTCTCGTTCACGCTTGTGTCATAGCTTAGAGAGGGAGAAAAATGGCAGACCTACATACACATTCAGTACAAGAAGCAGTAAACGCTACAGTTGGGGGTAAATGGACAGTATCAACAGCAGGAACAGCAGGAAGTTCAGCAGACGTAGCAAACACATCACATAAACTATTATTAGGTAGCACATCTACATTAGGTGTATATTCAGCAGTAGAGATATATTATAACTTTACTACATCTGAAACAAACGTAAATGCTAGTAACGATTTACTCATACCAGCTAATACACAATTTTTTATTACAGTACCTAGAGGGTTAGGCAATACTGTATATTTTAATTTCAATTCTACTAGCACTACTACAGGTGCAGTAAGAATGGTGGAGATTTAATATGTTTGGATCAATGGGGCAAACCAATGTCAAGAATCTTGGCAATGGTGGAACAATGGATGGGGATGTCACTATTACAGGTGACTTAACTGTTTCAGGTGGCATATCATTAAGTTTAAATGAGGTACTACAAGGCACTTCAACAATAGACATAAATAGCACGGAAGCACTATTAGTTAGAAAAGATGGTGATGGTGGTGATGTATTTATAGTAGATACCACAAATTCTAGAGTGGGTGTGGGTATAGCACCTTCACATGAACTTACTGTTAATAATCAAATAGGTATAAAGAGAAATGGTACTAATGCTTTTGGTACATTAACATTTGATAGCTCAGGTTTAGTATTAGATCAAAGTGCTTCTGGGTACTCTCCTTTAAAAATAAAATCAAATGGTTCTGAAGTAGCAAGATTTACCTCTACAGGCTTAGGTATTGGTGTTACTTCAAATTCTGTTCCTTTGCATATTGTTGCTAATAGTGCTACAGAACAGTTAAGAGTAGAAAGTAGCTCAAGCACTTCAACAAAAATTTATTTAAGAAATGATGATACAGGAAACTCTGGAGATGCCTTAATAAGATTTGGTGTTAATGCTCAAGATTGGTCTATTGGATGTGATAATAGTGCTTCTGATGCTTTTGTAATTGCTAGTTCTGCTCTTTTAGAAACTGATCCACACTTAACTATCGCTACAGATGGTAAAGTTTTTTTAAATCAAGATAATAATGTAATAGCTCTTGAAATAGATACAGAAGCGACTACTGCTGATGGTTTATTATTTAATACTCCAAAGCAAACAACAGGATATGTTTTAAATACAGGATCAGCTAATTCTCTTACAACTGGTGGAATTGCTTATTTTAGGTCAAATGCTTCTACTACAGATACAAGAAATTTAGTTTCAATTATTAATGACCATACAAGTGCAACAGGCACAACGCCTCTTTTTGTAAAAAATGATTCATCTGGATATGCTTTTGAAATGCGAGGTGCAAGTGGTCAAATTGGAAAAATTACTAATGGAAGCAATAACTTAGTAATGTATGTAGACAACTCAAATGTTCAGATTGCAAACAACACATCTTTGAGTGGTGCTGAAAAAATAAATATGTCTACTGCGAATGAAGCTATTGAGTTTTATACAGATGGTACTGAACGCATGAGAATAGATAGTTCTGGCAATGTTAATATTGGAATTACTTCTGGGGATGGCAAGGTTCATATTCATTCAGGTAGTGCTGGAAGTGTTACTGCTGGAACATCTGGTAATGATTTAGTTGTTGAAAATAGTGGTGATGCAGGAATATCTATTCTTTCACCAGATGCTAATTCTTCAAGAGTACAATTTGGTTCAGCAAGTGATAACGATATAGGACACATCGGTGGTTTTTACAATAGTGGTGATGAATACTTATTTTTTAATGTCGGTGGTTCTGAACGCATGAGAATTAAATCTGGTGGAGATGTAAGTTTTACAGGTTGGATTGAAGGCAATAACAATAACGCTTTATTTAGTAACTCAAGCACAGGATTATTACTACAAGCACCTACAACTACTGAAAAAATATTTTTTAGAGATCATATTGGTACTGCTGGAATGACTTATGATGCTTCTAATAAACGCTTGGGTATTGGAACTGACAGTCCTAGTCAGTTATTGCATATTCAAGGTACTGCTGGATTATCATTATTAGAAAGTACAGGTGCAAATCAAAATGCAGAATTTCAATTTAAAACAACTGCTAGGCTTTTTGGTATAGGACAAAATATAGGTACAACTGGTAAATTTGAAATATTTGATAGAACTGTTGGTACTACAAGATTAGTAGTAGATGGCTCTGGAAATGTAGGTATTGGAACTATAAGTCCAAACACACTTTTAACTGTATCATCTGGTACATCTGGAGATGTTGTACCAATTTTATCTTTGCAAGGACATAGAACTAGCAATAACCCATACGCTAAAATTTCTTTTTGGCATGGTACAGACGAAGATACTGCTTTTATTATGGCTCATAGAGCGCAACTTAGTAATGATAGTAGTGCAGATATAACATTTAATACTGCAAATAATGGTACAAATGCTGAAGTAATGAGAGTTACCCATGATAATAAGGTTGGTATTGGAACTGCAAGTCCAGCATATACTTTAGCAGTAGAAAAATCAGTTACAGGAGACTGGTTAAGTAGAATTTATAATACAGCAACATCTGGGAACCCAAGTGGTTTACTAGTCAGAGTAGATGATCCTGATTCTACTGGAATATTGTTTGGTGCTAATGCAAATGGTACTTATAGATTTATTGTGAAACCCGATGGTAATGTCGGTATTGGAATTTCTCCTGTTGCAAGTCAGAAACTTCATGTAAATGTAGCCTCTAATGTTAACTTTACAACAAGTGCAAACAGTTCATCTTTACGACTAAATGCAGTAAATGATGTAGTAGATGCAACTATTCCATTAGAAATAAATTCAACAAATACACAGTTTCTTTCTAGTAGCGTTGGTATTGGAACAAGTCCTTCAGCAAACTTGCACATTTTAAATTCAAGTGGAGCTGGTCATTTAATACTTGAAACAACAAGTGCAAGTCATGGTGTAATGTTAGACCTAAGAGGTTCTGCTGATAGAGATGCAGAAATTATATTTAGAGAAGGTTCTAATGCAAAAGCTATAATATTTAATGATGCAAGTAACAATTCATTAAGTCTAAGTGATGGCTCTGGTGGATTAAGTCCTGTACTTAATATAAAGACAGGATCGGTTGGTATTGGTTGTGATCATCCCAGCGTTCCTTTAGAGGTTGAATTAAGTGGAGATACAGGAACTTATTTTGAAGGTGGTGGAAGTGGAAATGGTACTTCTGATGCAAGACATCTTACAATAGCAGCATCAACTACAACAAATGCTGGAGATACACATACACTTAATGCAGAAAGTGCTACTGGAGTATTAAAGTTTGCTACTACTGGAACTAATAGAATGATACTCGATTCCAACTCCAGAATCTCACTCTCTAATAATGATGGTGGTGCTGGTAACACAGTTTTTGGAGAATTGGCTGGAAACGCACTTGCTTCTGGTGGTAATTATAACTTACTTATTGGAAAAGAGGCTGGAAATGACCTTACAACTTCAGATCATAATGTAGCAATCGGTTTTCAAGCACTTTCAAAAGCTACTGCTAATTTAGACGGAAATACAGCTGTTGGAAATTATGCAATGGGTAGTGTAGTCTCTAATGATGTGAATAATTGTACTGCTATTGGATATGCTTCAATGAGTGTAGGTGTTTTAGAAGCTGGTGCAAGTGGAACTGTTGCAGTTGGTTTTGGTACATTAGATAATTTGACTTCTGGCGATGGTAATGTTGCTATAGGATATTTAAGTGGTAACTCAATGACAACAGGAGCAAGGAATGTAGTTATTGGTTATCAAGCTGGTGATGCAATGACAATAGCAACTAGAAGTGTAGCTATTGGATATGGAGCATTAGGAACTGAAGATGTTGGAGATAGATCAATCGCTATAGGTTTTAATTCTTTGTTTTCTCAAAATTCTGATTCTAACAACGAAACAACAGGTAATGTAGGAATTGGAGTAGAAGCTGGATTTTATAATCAAACAGGACAATACAATACTCTTATTGGAACTGGTGCTGGTTTAGGAGCAAGTGGTCAAAGTAATAACAATAATACAGCACTTGGGTATTCTGCATTAAACGTTGTTACTACAGGAAGCCATAATGTTGTTATAGGGAGAAGTAGTGGAGATGCTGTTACAGATGGCTCATATAATGTTTTTATGGGTTACTATGCAGGATCAACTACTACTTCAGCTCAAAGAACAGTTGCTATTGGATCAGAAGCTTTAGAAACAGGAAACCACGACCAAGACGGAACTGTTGCCATTGGTAGTAAAGCTTTACAAAGATTAACAACAGGTGTTGGCAATGTAGCTATAGGTCTTGAAGCAAATGGAAATGTTACAACATCAAGTTGGAATACTGTTATAGGTTATAAAGCTCTTTCTTCAGGTACAGCTTCAGCAAATAATAATACTGCTATTGGTTTTGAAGCTGGTAGGTATCTTGGAGATGATGGAACTAGTAATCACTCATCTTTTAATACTATTATTGGAAGAAAAGCAATGGGTGGTGGAAACACTTCAGATGCTACCTTAAATACAGCACATTTAAATATTGCTATAGGTCATCATGCTGTAGGTGGTTCTACAGGCACAGGCACAGCTTTAACAGCTACACATAATACTGCTATAGGTTATGCTAGTATGTCTATTATTGAAAATGGTGTAGAAAATAGTTCTTTAGGTTTTGGAGCATTGCAAAGCATTACAAGTGGTACAGATAATACTGCTATAGGTTATAATTCTGGTAATGCTATTACAACATCTCAATATAATACTTTAGTTGGTAATAATAGTGGCTCATTAATTACTACAGGGTGGAACTCTGTAATGATAGGTTATGCTACTGGAGATGCAATAGTTGATTCTCATAAGCATACTTTAGTAGGTGCTGGAGCTGGTGGAAATGCAGACATTACTACTGATGGTGCTGTAGCAGTAGGATATACTGCTCTTGCTGATGTAACTGTTGGAACTTGTGTTGGAGTAGGTTTTGAAGCTGGAAAAGACAATAGTACTGGAGGAAATAATGTTTTTGTAGGGTATAAAGCAGGTCATTCAGGAAGTGGAGATGTTACAGATGGACAAGCTAATGTCATTATAGGTAGCGAAGCAACTGCTAATGCTTCAGGTGCAATTAACAGAATAGCGATAGGAAGAACGGCAACAGCAGTAGCAGACAATTCTGTAACACTTGGTAATGCCAATGTAACTGCTGTTTATATGGCACAAGATGCTGGTGCAACAGTTTATGGTGCAAAGCCACAATGGGCAGACTCTTCTAAAAAATATTACAAAATAGTTGGGTCTAAATCTTTAACTGCTGGTTCAGCAACCGATTTTATAGTATCAGGACACTCCCATAATTATACCATACAAGTATGGTGTGATAGCACTAATAAAGGAATGATGAGTACCAAGATTTTACAAGCAGTCTATGGCTCTGCATCTCAAACTGATCTACATGAAACACAATTTGGTGCAGGAACTGATGATATTACTTTTACTTATGTTAATAGTGGAGGAACTCATAACTATATGTACACAGTTACTGCTTCAAGTGTAAACTGCACTATGTATTATATAATTGAAGGATTTGGTAGTCAAACGTTAACAGTATTATAAAATAAATAATAAACAAGGAGTTCTAAGTGAATTGGGCAAAATACGCTGATAAAAAAGGCAAGACAGCCGATTTTAAAAGCAAAGAAAGAGTAGTACAAGAAGCTATTGAAGAAGTAAAAGATGAAGATGGCAAAGTAGTTCGTGAAGCAGTAGCAGAAAAAAAAGAAGCATATATTGTTATGGCAGAAAAAAAATGGGATACTGAAACTGGTGAAGCTTTAGCTGATAGCGAAAGACAGTATTCTTTATTAGAATTAGAATCTGAAAAAGAAAGATATGATGCTGATATGGCGAAAGCAAAAGCACAATCTGATGGACTAGCATTAGCAATAAAAGATTTTAAAAAACTTTAATTAACAAACAAGGAGTCAATAATGGCTAAAAAAGAAAAAGAAAAAAAGCCAGTTTTAAATCTTGATGGTAAAGAATACATCATAGAGGATATGACTGATGAACAAAAAGAACTAGCTGGGAAAGTAGTTATTAATCAAAATCATGTAAATGATATACAGAACAAACTAAATACAAATGCTTTTATGAGGGAACAATTAGTTGAATGTGAAAAAGTATTTGTAAGCAAGTTTGATAAATCTGTAAAAGAGCTAAAGGAAGCTTTAGACTAAAATGATTATAAGACAATGCTCCCATGATTATGATATTACTATTCACTTAAATAATAAAAAAGGAATAGTAAAAACATTTTCTTTAGTTGATGGCACGCCTGCTACAATAACATATCCAAATTCTAAGCAATATTTTCTTTTAGTTGATGGAGAAATTGTAAAACGATCTGACTCATTTAAAACAATAGAAGAAGAATATGTTAAAGAAGTTGCTAAAAAAACTTCACATGGTCATGGGAGGATTGATTTATCTAAGCACAAACTAGTAAACAATAAAGTAGTAAACAGATAAAGGCAGGTGATGCTATAAATAAAATAATTAAAAAACTAAGTAACGGAGATTTTAAAGTTGTTAGTACGAGTTATAATATTCCTATTAAGTATGTTAGGAGTACAAAATTGCAGTCAAGGATGGACAATAGTAGGGGTAGAATTAACTCCAAGTGACACAGTAAAAAACACAGTATTTATTGAAATAATAGATGCTGATTCAATAGAGCATTGGTATCATGGAAAGATATACAGCGAAGATAACTGGTGCTACAAACATGAACAGTATGAGAATGTTGAGGAAAGATAATGGATACTACAGCAATGTTAGAAGCTTATGGAGAGCTAGGGGTAATAGGAATCTGCATGATTCTTTTTGGCTTTATGATAACCAATTTAATAAAAGAAAACAAATCTCAAACTACTCATATTGATGAGATACAACAAGACCTATCTGCTATGAAATCAGAATTAAGCAATACTATGAATATATGTGTAAAACTTATTGACTCTGTAAATTCATTTAAAGGAAGTATGCACGACAAAATGGATCGTAGGCATGAAGCTTTAATGAAAGATGTAGATGATTTAAGTGATAAAATTAGTTATATGTCTGGAAGATTAAATGGTGGGAGTAAGCATTAATGGACAGTTTAAAAGTTGCTTCAATAAGCTTTGCAAATTATGGAGCTTATTTAGCTGAAATTAACTTACTATTACAATGTATCGTAGCAATAATGAGTATAATATACTTAGGAATAAAAATAAAAGGAAAAAGTAATGGACATTAAATCAATGTTAGTAAAAGTTGCTGAAGAGCAAGCAGATAAAATGAAAGAGCAGGCTGTAGGCTATACCCAATCAGAAGAGTTTGCAGATAAAATGGCTCAATTAATGAATGATAAAATAAACATTCCATTCGTAAAAGAAGAGAAAGAAGGTGAGCTATTTAAAGAGTTTGCTGAAGTAGTGCAAGATTTAATTGCAGGTATATTTAAAAAGTAATGCCTAAAAAACGTGATCCAAGATTAGCTAGGTATGGACTAAAAGGGTACAATAAGCCGAAGCGTACTCCTAGTCATCCTAAAAAATCTCATGTAGTTCTTGCAAAGGTTGGCAGTAAAGTTAAACTTATTAGGTTTGGTCAACAAGGTGCTAAAACAGCAGGTAAACCAAAGAAAGGAGAATCTGCTAGAATGAAAGCAAAACGTAAATCATTTAAAGCTAGACATCGTAAGAACATAGCAAGGGGCAAAATGAGTCCAGCATGGTGGGCAAATAAGGTTAAGTGGTAATATTATGAGAGTAAAAGCACCAAAAGGTTATCATTGGATGAAAAAAAAGAGAAGTTACAAATTGATGAAGAATCCAAAATCAGGTTACAAAAAACATAAAGGTTCTTCGTTATTTGCTAACTTTAGTGTGGCAAAGAGACATGGCTAGAAAAAAAAGAAAAAAATCAAGAGTTAATGAGGCAGGTAATTACACAAAGCCTACATTAAGAAAAAGACTTTTTTATCGTATAAAAGCAGGTAGTAAAGGTGGAAGAGCAGGGCAATGGTCTGCTAGAAAAGCTCAAATGCTTGCTAGGGCGTATAAAAAAGCTGGAGGTGGTTATAAGTAATGGCTTTGAAAAAAACACAAAAGAGTTTAAAAAAATGGACAAAGCAGGAATGGGGATACGTTACAAAAGGCGATGAAAAAAAACCAAGAAGAAAGCGTGGTCGTTACCTACCTAAGTCAGTTAGGAAACGTCTTAGTGCTAGTGAAAAAGCTTATACAAATAGGCAAAAAAGAAAGGCATCTGCTAAAGGTAAGCAGAGAGCAAAATACAGTAAAAAAGTAGCAAAACGAGTAAGGAGAGCATAATGCCATATCACTACGGACACAGTTCAAAAAAGAAAAAGAACGGAAAAAAGAAAAAAAAGAAAATGATGAAGAGGAAGAAGAGATAATGTATAAGTTCGGTAGACGGAGTCGAGAAAGACTCAAAGGGGTGGATGTTAGACTGGTAAATGTGTTAAATGAATTAATTAAAATGATGGATGTTACTATTATTGAAGGACTCCGTTCTGCTGAACGTCAAAAAGAACTTTTAGCAAAAGGAGCTACTAAAGTAAAGTACTCTAAACACATGGAAGGTAAAGCAGTTGATTTAGCACCATATCCAATAGATTGGGAAAATAGAGATGGATTTTATTATATGGGTGGAATGATTCGTGGAATAGCAAAACAAATGGGTGTAAATATAAGATTTGGTGGAGACTGGGATAGTGATGGAGATACTAAAGATAATAATTTTGATGATTTAGTTCATATTGAAATTAAAGATTAAAAATTTGTTAAACATTTAACAAATTTATCCTTGTATTAAAAAGATTTATAACATAAGTTAGGAACAATATGGCGTACTGTACAACAAGAGATTTAAAAGATGTATTTCCATCTATAGATGAATTTGACACCAAAACTGCTTTATATGGCTTTGTGGTAAGTGCTGGAAGCAGATATGTTGCAAACAATGTAGGATTAGTTACTCAGTTGTTTGCTAATGGTGAAAATTTAGGGGCAGGACAATCAAGCGTATCAGATGTAAACGCCAATGGGAGATGGTATTACGATGATTCAAATGATGCTGTTTACTATTATAACGACACAACAAACCCAAATGATATGCTTATTGAGTCAGGTGACGATTGGGATACTCTACGGACACGCTATATATCAAATGCCGAAAAATACCTTGATTCTAGGTTAGATGGCAAACTGCCCCGAAAACAGTTCAAAGATAAAGATGGTAACTATGATTACTCTATAGTAAGAACAACTGCATTAATTGCTTGTTATTTTCTTATTAGAGCAAATGACCCTACATCTGAAGTAGGTAATGCTTTATTTGAAGAAGCAGAAAGAAATATACTGTCATTAAATGATGGTAGTACCAAGTTGTCTTGGCAAGTTTCAGGTGATGCTAGTAAAGGAGTAATTAGACAAGTATCTGTAAGTGGTGCTATAAACATAGTAGATACGAGAGGTCACTACTATGATGTATATGATAAGGTTGGTGTAAAAATTACTACAGGTGGTGCTATAGGAACTGCTGTATATTCTGTTTGGCACAAAAATGCTGATAAGCTAGGTTCTGAAAGAATGAACAATAGTGAAGTAGCAGACTATACAGAAACCATTAATGGTCAGTATCAACCACTAGCTAATGATGTTTATATTAGATTTGCAGGTGATACAGCAGATACAGCTACACTAAATGACAAATGGGAAATAGAGTTTTTTGGCAAAAATGAATCAGTAGATGATGCAGGTATGCCATACTCAATTAGGATGACTAGAACCTAATGGCAATTACATTTGTAAACATTTGGGAAACAAAGATTTTGGATACTATCAGAACTTTTCTTAATGCAGAGTTTGCAGGTAGTATCCCAGTATATACAGGAAATTTTAAGGATATGGGCAATCAATCAATTCGCCTAAATCCAGTAGGCTCTAATCTAGTTGAAAGAATGACTACAGCAGAGCTAAGAGAATACATTGTAGATGTTTCATATACTTTTAAAGAAAAAATGATTAAAAAAGATACTTGGGAGCATATACTTCGTCAGGTGTCACATATAGAAGCATTGTTTTTTCAAAATCAAAAAAACACATTTTATAATGGTAGGTTTGAAACAACTAGAATTAATGAAAAAGAAGAAGCTGAAGAAGCCATTGATGGTCTTGTAGTAATAAGATGGGAATGGCGAGGTTTATATTTAGGTAACGTATCTTAAAGTAATAAGGAGTAGGATATGAAAGTAAAACTAAAAAAAGGGGAAAAGTTGTCATCAAACAATAACTATTGCAACTTGCCCTATAATAAATGGGTAATGCTTAATCAAGGTAAAAGCGTTGATTTAGAAGTATTGCCAAAACAACTAGATGGTAAAATAGATGAATTAAATTCCAAAAAAGGAGATAAATAATGGCTAATGCAGTTTTTTCACCAAGAGATTTTAAAGCATTTGTAATTGAAGAAGCAACTACTGGTAATGGTTTTGCTAGTGGTTACACTAACCCAAATGCTCCAGCGATTACAGCTAACTTACATCAATTAGATGTTGATTCTGTTGCTTTTCCAAGTTTAAGTCCAAATCAAGTAACAGCAATTCGTTCAAGAGGTGGTCGAGTTTTAAATAAAAATGATTTTTTTCAAGACAATGAAATGAGAGCATTAGAAGTATCTTTATCTGGTACTTTTCATAAAGATGTAGCAACAACAATGCTTATGCAAAGTGTTACTGGTACAGACTTAGGTAATGCTGTTGCAGATGTTGTTTTAGGAGCAACTCCAACAGGAGTTACAGGTAAATATGGAGAAAGTGAAGCAAATAAAACATTTAGTTTAGTTTTAGCTTCTCCTGATACTACTGATGGTCACAATATTATTATGCTTGGTTGCCTATGCACAAGTTTTTCAATAAATGCTGAAGCAGGAACAGATGGTGGATTATATAAATTTGAAGCTACAATATCTAGTGGAAAAAATCCAGTAACAGATAATGCACAAGCTCCTGCAACTGATTCAAGTGGTTCAGTATTTGGAACTGATTTAATATCGTTAATTAGTGCTACATCTGCTGATATTCGTGTTGGAGCTATTCAAGCACCAGTTATAAGTAGTTTTGGAGTTACTATAGAAGCTCCTGCTATTTACACAGGTTTTTCAGATACAGGATTTCATTCTTTTGGAAGAGGTTCTGAGTTTACAGTAACAGCAAATGCAACAGTAAAGTATGACTCGGTTACAAGAGGGTTGTATAATTCCTTAAACACTCAAACAGCTGTTACAGAGGGAAACTTTTTTGCAATACCTCAAGCTAGCAATAATTGTGGAATATCAATGCCTGATGGCATTTTAACCGATGTTACTTTTAATGAAGGAGATGCAATGATGCTTGATGTGTCAATGCAAGGTGTAAGCGATGGTAGTGCTAATGTAATTGAATTTGATCAAGCATCATAATGAAGTTATCTACAGGTAAAGAGGTGAAGTTAAAAGAAATGTCTGTTGATGACATTGATTACTGTAATGATCTACCTCAAATGAGATATGAAGGCAACGAAGTTGTAGCTATTACTAATTTAGCAAAAGCAAGAACTGCTTGGATTCGTAAAGGCGTTGAGAGTGCTGATGATAAATTTATCAAGTCACTTTCAGAAGATGAAAAGAATGAATTATCATTGGCTGTACAAGAGCATCAACGCTTGGGGGAGTAGAATCCCTTACTCTCGAAGCAAACTTCTTATTAGATAAGCAGTGCGAGGGGTGTATGTATCACGAATACCCCTATAAGGCTCAAATTCCTGTCTTAATCGAGGGAAAATATACAACTCGCACATTTACATCAAATGATGACGTTTGGGATGTTATTCGGCTAATAATAGACGAAACCAAAGAAGAAAATAAAAAAGGTAGAAGTTTCAATATCGCTGGCTCGATAATGGCACAACTACCTTTTTTTGCTTGTCCTAATATAATAATAGACAATAAAGCACAGCAAGATATATCAAGATTTATGTATGCAAGACAATTTAAAATATCTCCACATAAAGGAAGTTATGGAGATCAACCTAAAAAATGGGTTGAAAAAAGCTTTTTATTAACAAGTTTAATAGAAAGAGAAAAAGCAAAGGCAATAAAAGATGGCAGATAATATAGTAAAAATTCACTTTAAACCAGATGGAGATGAAAGTTTAGTAAGAGCTATAAAAGCTTTAGATAAAGAAACTAAAAAGCTTTTAAATACACAAGCAAAAATTATAGACTCTAATAAAAAACATACTGTTTCTCAAAAACAAGGTAAGACTCAAGCAGAAAAAAATGCAATAGCTTTAGATAAATTAAGAGTAAAACTAACTGCTTTAGGTTTTGACTATAATAAAGTAGTTGTGTCTAACAAGCACTTTGGCTCTGCTTTAGCAGGAAGTAGAGTGTCATTAGAAAAAGTTACTCTTGCTACAAAAAAATACATAGCAGAGCAAACTAAAGCAGATATTAGTACAAGAATATTAGGTGGATCATTTGCTGTTTTAAGATCACAGTTATTGCTTTTTAATTTTGCTATGGCTTTAGGTGTAAGGCAACTTCTTAGGTTTACTCAAGAATTTGCTAAGGTAGAGTCTATGGAAAGATCGTTTAATGCTTTATCAGGTGGAGCTGAAAATGCTCAACAAGCATTAAGTCAGCTTAGACAAGCTACTAATAATACAATGTCATCTTTTGATTTATTTCAGCAAGCAAACAATGCAATGGTTTTAGGTGTTGCTAAAAACTCAAATGAAATGGCTGAAATGTTTGACATAGCTCAAAGACTCGGAAATGCTTTAGGTAGAGATACAGCTCAATCTGTTGAATCATTAGTTACTGGTATTGGAAGGCAATCAAGATTAATGCTTGATAATATAGGTATTATGGTTAGAAGTAGTGAAGCCTATGAAAATTATGCAAAACAAATAAATAAAAATGCAAGTGATTTAACAGATTTAGAAAAAAAACAAGCTTTTACAAATGAAACAATGAAGCAAGCTCGTTTGTTAGCTAAATTACTTGCACCAGAAGTAGAAACTACTCAAATGGCTTTTGATTCTCTTGGAGCATCTGCATCTGATCTTTCAGTAGAAATTGGAAAAGCTTTAGCTCCTAGTTTAAAAGTTATTGCAGAAATAACAAGAGATTTAACAGATTCTTTAGATGCTAGTGACTTTAAAACATTTTTTAATGGAATTATGTCTCTTGCAACAGCTTATGGTGTTTACAAAACAGCAGTACTTTTAGCAACTACTCAACAAAAAGCTTTTAATGTTGCTATATTAAAAAATCCAATAGGCTTGTTAGTTGGAGCATTAACAACTCTTACTTTTACTTTTTTACAATATAATGATGAATTAAAAAATTCTTCTAATTTAACTAAAGAACAATTAGATAAAAAAGAAGATTTAGCAGATAAAGCTAATATTTTAAGGCAAAGTATAAAAGAATTAATAAATCAAGAAGAAACTGCAAATGATGTTATTGAAAGAAATATTAAATTAAGAGATAAGCAAATTAAAAATTCTAAGTCTATTAATACTTCTTTGACTGAAGAATTAATACAGTTAAAATTAAAACGAGCTGAGTTAGAAGGAGCCTCAGAAGCTCAATTAAAATCATTACAAATTGATATAGAACATGGAAAAGAAAGAAAGAATTTAACTGGTTTTCAACAATTAATTATAGATCAAATTTTAAAAGAAACATTAGCAATTCAAAATTTAAAGATAGCAAAAGAAAGTGAATTAAAGTCTAATAAAAAATTAAATGAAGAAAAAGAAAAATCTTTAAAATTAGATGAAGATATAGAAAACTTTAGATCAAGTAAAGGGTTAGAAAGATTTAAAGCATCTGAAGAAGCTAAAAATGCAGTTCTTAAAACTACTTCAGAAAAAAGATTAAGTGATTTACTTAAATTAGAAATGCAATTTTTTAGTAGTAAAAACTTAACAGACCAACAAATGCTAGAAGCAGATATGTTTTTCTCAGAACAAAGAAAACAAATTTTTGCTGAAGAAATGCAAGCAAGAACAGCTATGGTAAACGACCAAGTAGGATTAGCTCTAGGAGCTTTTAATGGTTTAACAGGAGCTATGGAACAAGACCTTGAAAGAAGAAAGCAAAATGAATTAAATGCTTTAAGAAGCACCAATAGATTTCAAAGAGCTAGTGCAGAAGAAAGAAAAAATATGGAGCATGAAGTAACAAAAAGTTTTGCTAAAGAAGAAATTAAAATTTTTAATATGAAGAAAAATGCTAATCTTGTTCAAATTGCTATGGATACAGCAAGTGCTGTAGTTGAGGCTTTGCCTAATATTCCTCTATCTGTATTAGTTGGAGCATTAGGATTAGCTCAAGCTGGTATTGTAGCTTCTCAACCACCACCAAGCTTTGAATCAGGTGGATTAGTTGGGGGTAATAGACATTCTCAAGGTGGAACAATTATTGAAGCAGAAAGAGGAGAGTTTGTAATGTCTAGGAACGCTGTTCAAAGTCTTGGTGTAGAAACAATGAATGAAATTAATCAAGGAAGAAGTATGCCATCTGTAAATATTAATATTTCAGCTCCACTCGTTGATGATAGCGTTGTAGATAATATAATACCTGCTATTAATAAGGCTTTAAGAAATGGAAGAGCTAATATAGGAGCATAAATGAGCAATATAAATGAAAATTGGCTTTTTACTTTATCTAACAACAACTCAGGATTTGTAAGACTTGCTTTTGCAGATGTGACACATAGTAATAATTTTTATCATGGAGCTGTATTAAATAAACCTACAATTACAGAAGCAATAGATTTAGATAACAGCACAAGCACTACAAGTTCAATATCATTGCAAATTGCTGATTTTCAATATTCATCAAAAAAATTGTCTGAAGAACTTTATGGTGGGACAAACTCTTATATAAATCAACAAATTCAAGTTGATTTGTTAATTGATGGAACAGCAACAACAGTAAATAAATTTAGAATAAATGATATTTCGTATGATGGTTTTAAAATAAATTTAAGTTGCTCATCTGCTATGCCGTGGGATTTTGTTACTGTTCCTCAAGATGAAGATGATGCTGGAGTTTTAATTCCTTTATCTTATGGAGATTTTAATAGTTATCAAGCTTTTACTTCATACTCAAATCCTAAATTTGTACATCCTAATTTATACCATACGTATAAAAAAATACCTTATAGTCCTGTTGTAAAAGATCAAATACAACCAGCTATTGCATCTGTTGTTCCTATAAATTTTTACATTTTAGGGTACAATGAAAGTAAAATTTCAGGAAGTTTTGCATTAGGGCAAACAACTTCTTATGTTTACGATAAAAGTGCTGACCTTATGATCCCACTAGCAGTTTCATCAGCATTTTCTACAGCTTTAAGTAGCGACAAAACAACTCTTTCTGACACAGTTAATAGCAGAACAGTATATTATGATATAAGTGATGCTTCTTCAATTGATGGAAAAACAAGAGGTGAAAGAGCATTTAAATTTAAACCTAAAACTGTTAGAAGAGTAGCTGGTGCAAACAACATAACAGGTTTAGATAATTCTATTGATTATGAATTTGAAAGCAATAGTTTTTTAATAGATGATGACCCTCATACTACTAATTTTGCAACTATATCATTTAATAATATGACTGTTAACACTACTCAAGGTAACAAAAGAACTTTATTAAAATATTCTATACCTAATTTTGATGGAGAAATAAAAGATGGAATGAAATTTCAAATATACTATGCTTATGGGATTAGTGGAGCTGATCCAACATTAAGTAATAATATCAATATGAATATTTATTATAATTGGACAGAAACAGACCCTACAGATACAAGTTTAACTGGTTTTACTCAAATAGACAATTTTTCATTAAGTCCTAGTTCAACTTCTACATCAGCAATTAAAGTAAATGATCAAGGAGATAGCAATAGCACAACTAATCTTGACTACATTACAGTTTCAAATCCTGACAAAGCAAAAAATTTATTTATATTAGTAACTACTGCTCCTCATGTAAGTGAGCAAACACAGGCTGGTGGATACTCAGCTTTTTTTAGAATACATGATGTTAGAGTTGTAATAAGTATGCAAGACAATAAAGATGAACCTAGAGATTTTCTTTACACAGGAGCAGATGGAGAAAAAGAAACATACTCAGGTAGTGCAACTACTATAGATACTGCACCTGAAGCACATAGACAAGCTTTAATAAGTTTTACAAATATGAGTACATCTACCCCAGTAGGATGGGATGATTTAAATACAGCTAGAGCAAATTGGAAACTTGTATATAACACAACAGAGCAAGTGCCTTTAAAATCTTTATTAGAAAAATTGCAAAAAGAACATGGATTTATTTTTAGGTACAAACAGGGAGACATAACACAACCTCAGTATTTATTTATTAAAGATAGTTATTCTTCATCAGAAATAACAGAATTAAGTAAAAATGAAATAAACAATGTAAAAATTCAAGTATTACCATATACTAATTTAGTTACTAAATTAATTATAAATTATCATAAAAATCCTGCGACAAATAATTATGTAGAGCAAACAACTGCTGAAGTTTCAGGTATTAGATCTGAATTAAATATTCAATCAAAAGAAAATATTAAAACTGTTAATTTAGATACTTTAATTAGCTATCAAGGAGCAACTATTATTCAAAATGGAACAACTCCAAATGATTCTTATGCTAATTATTATATGAATATATTTGGACAACCTAAGCTTTTAGTAGACTTTGGAATTGTAGACCCTAGTTATATTTCTTTAGAAGTAGGTAATATAATAAAATTTAACAACGATAATATGTTTCCTGAGACTCCATTAGGAGACAACTCTTCATCTTGGAGTAATATAAATTTTATGATCGTAAGAACACAAAGAACAGTTGGAACACTTAAAATAACAGCAAGAGAGATTTAAAATGGCAAACATGAACATTAGAACACCAGTTTTTTATCCAGATAGAATAAGACATCAAAGAGGTAGGGGTGGTGCAATAGCATCTATAATTACAGGTAGCGATTTAATTGATTTTCAAACAGGAAGTATTTCAACTTTACATAATGGAAAACCTTTAGATCTATGCACATTTAATACAAGTGCTTCTAGCTTTAGTAAACTTGATCATGTTTTATTTAATTATAACATGGGAACTGATCAATGGCGTACAACTTTTATAACAATATTAAATCATAACCTACATAGCTGTAATGGTAAATTTAGAATATTTGTAGGCAGTTCAGCAGATGAAATAAATGATGTAAACGGAGCAAGTGCCTTAGAAAATTCTTTTAGTGCAGGTACAGATGATGAAGGCAATCCAGAAGGTGTTAATTATACTCCAGTAGAGGTAGTAAATGCTGACAGCATTGTTAAATCTTCAAATGGTAAAAGTATTCATGTACATCCTTCATCTGATGGAACAACTATTATAAAAATTGTAAAAACAAGTGATAGCTCTGATTTTACAGGATTTAGATTTATAGGAATACAGTTTGAAGGAGACAGTTCAAGTAGTGATACAAGTTCAAGTGGAAGTTTTAATACAACAGATTTAACTCTTGGTGGAATAGAAATAGGTGAAGTATATACAATGCCAGTTTCTCCTGATTTAAATGTCAAAAGATCAATAATATATGATAAAACAAGCATACAAGAATCTTTAGGTGGTCAAAGGTACGCTACTAAAACATCAACTGGAAGAACAGCTACAACAACAAGCAAGTCTCCATTTACAACTTCAAGCTACAGTCAATATGTTTTTGGGGGAAGAATTGCCTACGACCTATCTTTTTCATATTTGCAAAGCTCTGATATAATGCCAACTGAATATGGAATAATAGACTATACAAATGATTCTTTTGTTCAGGATGTATGGAATATGACAGATGGCAACCTACACCCTTTTGTTTTTTCGATAGACTCAGCTAGTACTGGTTCAAATGCAGAATCCGAATTTATATACGCTAGATTTGCTCAAGACTCTTTAGAAATGGATCAAGTTGCACCTGATGTATTTAATATATCACTCAAGATTGAAGAAGAGTTTTAGGATCAGGAATAACTATGTTTAATTCAACAGCAGACCATCTAATTAAACGCTCTATAAATACTGAAAACTCTTTTGTTGATAGTGTTTTGGTGCTTTCTACATTAAAATGATTTTTTATAGTAGCGTGCATTTCTTGTTCAGTATATCCCAGTTCCTCACCCAATATACCTACAATCTTCCAGTAATAATTATTTTGCTGGGCAGAGCGTACACCAGTTTCTTTTAGTTCAATATAATATTCACCTTGTAACTTAGATATAGCATTATCAAACTCTGCTCTATTTAGTAAAGACATCTTTCCATTTTTTATTACACAAGCAAATCGCAGTCTGGACATATCCTAGCTTCCCACAGTTTTATATCGGAAGATTTCCAAAGTTCACCTTCAAATATATTCCATTTTTTACGACACTCTGGACACCACCAAAGACTTTCATCTGCTCTGATTTGATCCATTTTATGATTGTCTCTTGTTTTCTTTTCTATAATATTACTATCAAGAGCATCAATAACCCATTGTATAGAGCCAAATTTATTTGTTTTTTCCTTTGCTTTTACCTTCTTCAATTATACCACCTAGCAATAATAAATAATTTCGTGCATCCTGTATTCTACCAACTATAGGTTCTTCTGATACTTCCTTACCATTTAGCACATAGTTTCTGATGGAATCCATGTGCTTTAATAAATAAATAAGAGCAACCTGCTCTGCTCTTAAATTCATTCTATCTCCAATGCTTTTAAAGTTTTTAAACTTATCTTCATTGGATACTGTGTACTCTTCTCCTTTAACTAGCATAAGTCTATTTTCTTCATCCTGCATAGACTTTGCCCACTTCATAAAGTCATTAACTTTCATACTGAAATCTTTCTATGATCTGTAAAAAAACATGAAAACCAATCAATAAAGCTAGAGAAAACAATAGAGACCCTAAACTAAAAAAAAAGAAAGTTACAACCCACTCTGCAATATCAAACATTATCACTATTAGACTCCATTGTGTAGTTTAAATATTCTCTGATTCTTTTTTCTAATGTATGTAGCCTCCATGTCATCAATCCCCATAGACATACCCAAAAAAAATTAGATAACAATACATCAAATGCTTGGGTCTGTAGTATTTCTGTAAAGTAATGTAATACCATTTTATCTCCTTTATTTTGTTAAATGTTTAACAAAATTAGCATAGATAGGGAAGGTCAAAGTTAATATGATAGAACTACAACAATTAAAGGTTAAAAAACTTTTACTGTTCCCTATCGCCACTAATATTTTGCCCCAGTTTTCTTTTAGTGCCAACCACAAGAAAACATTACATCTGTCATTCAATTACTAATACACCATTGTCCTGATCGTTTATTTTTTTCACTCACAGGTTTAGTTATTGATTTATTGGGGCAATTCTTAATCATTAAATTGTTTAGCCATATCGTCAAGACAAGCACCACATATATTGTTTTGGCAAACTGTACAAGTATTGACCTCTTCTAAGTCACCTAGTACATCATTTACTATATTACTTATCTCGTTGATGTGTTTTTGTAATCCAGCTTTAGAAAAATCTGACATCTCTAGTTCTGTGTAATTCCAAATGCTACCAATTTTGTTTTTTATTGTTTGTAAGTTTTTCATATTTGTTCTCCTTTATATATGAAATTAACAATTATATACCTAAAAGTCAAATGTTGTTTGTTTAAGTTTCAATGCTATCTCCTCATAGTCATCATCTGTAAACTTTACCACAGTATTTTTTCTTTCTTTAACAGTCTCATACCATTGGGTGCCACGCTTTTCAACTGCCCATTCAACAAACTCTGCAGGAGTTTTGTGAGCAGAGAAACTTGAGGAGAACACATGGCACCCAACACAGAGACAAAAACCATTATCAATATCCCAACGAACAGACCTGATGGATCGTGAGTAAAAGTGATGTGCATTTAGGGGTTTTGTTTTGTGGCAATGTTCGCACATCCCATATTCTTTTATCTTGTCTGACCATAATTTGTCGAGTTTTTTTGATAATTGTTTTTTCACAGAGCATCAAAAATCAAATTCGTCTTTTTCTTCTGTTTCATTTTCAGTTTCGTTAGTTCCTTCTAATACTGTAAGTAGTTGCATCATATTTGCTTCTATAACAACTAGATCACCTGTAGTTAATACTTCATTCTTTTTATCCATCATATCCATAGCTAACTTTAGGCAAACCTGTTTATGTATATCGTGAGTTCTATCGTCTATTGAAACATTGGTTGATCCCTTTGCTTCTCCTTGATATTCTACTTTCCATACAGTTTTACCTGCACCCCACTCTTCCTTGTGAATATTAACTATGTCATTGACTTTGAAGGCACTTAGTTTCTGATGAACTTTTTCAGTAGGTGCAAAAAACTTTACTACTTTACCATCTTTTTTTACTGTATATAAATGCCACATACCATTTTTACCCATATCACTTTTGACACCTAATATTTGAACTATATTATCTGAGTTTGGTGACAATTTAATTGCATCTTGACTTTGCATTTTTCTCCTTTGCGTTTATTATTGTTTTTGTTGATTCTGTAATATCTTTATAGCTTACTGGTATGCTTGAGTCATCTTTATAGGTTTCAATACTAGCACATTCTAAATACGGATCACGGCTTTTGTAAGTATGTAGATATTCTTTTATGCCCTCAAATAGATCATTGAGAGTATGTCTAATTACAGTATATTCGCCTTCTGTGTATTCATCATAACCATCCCAACATATAGTAGCTAAATATACATATTGGCTATTCAACTGGAACGACCTTGCAATTATTACGCTCAAGAAGTTTTACCACCATCATTCTGATAGCATCAATCTCTTCTTGAGTTAGCTCTTCTGGAAACTCTACTCTAAATTTCCCTTGTGTTATTTCTCTCATACGCTCTCCTTATGTATGTTTAAAGTTAATATAGAACTATAATATAAATCAAGTCTATCCTTTAATTAATTCACCCCAAAGAGATGTCTTACCATTGACTATTTGAACTAAGTGAACTGTAAAGAATCCTGAATAATAAAAATCAACAATAGCAAAAGCGTGTTGCCAATTATGTTGCCTATTGCCTAACCAAGCATTTGACTCTGCACTCATATCTTTTAAGCATCCTATTGACCAAGCAGATTTTACTCCATCAATGTGAGTGACTGAAGATTGTTGTATATCGTGATGATGTCCATACATAACATTGCCACCAAGACGAAGGAGATGGTTGCGAGTATGATTAATCCCAGCGAAATGATGTCCGTGATAAAAGTTGAGTTTACCAATTTTGAGCATCTTACCCAATGGATGATATTTATAACCACGATCTCCCAATTTAATAGCGTTTTTAACCAGAAAATCCTTAGCAAGGTAGGGGTTTTCTTCAACAAATCTGTTAAGCCAGTCCTCATGGTTGCCTTCAATAAAATGCCTCTCTTTTACATTTGCTTTATCTAATGACTCATCAATTATATCCATTCCTTTATTTATTTCTTCTATTTCTTTTTTAACAAATGGTAATTGATATTCTAGTGGTGGTCTTTTCTTTTTCTTCCATTGCCAATGCGATACTGACTCCCACTCTCCAGTATCACCAAGATCAATATAACCATCAGGCTGTATGATCTCAATAGCTTGACAAACAACACTTATGGCTTTCATATCAGCCATAGGAAAATGTTTATCAGGTGTTACTATATACCTTTTAACTTTCATAATTCCTCCGATTCTAACCACTTATCTAATAATCTGCTCCATTCTTCAAAAGTAGCTTCTTTATTATTATATTGTACCCATATTCTATCAAAATCTTCCCAATTTCTTTTCCTAAGATGTCTAAGTCCACGATCCATGCTTTGATTTTTTATAGCATCATCATCAACCTCTTGCAATCTATTTAAAAAGATTTTCTTTAAATTCTTGGACATACTCTTCATAAACTCCTCTTCTAATATCATATTTTAACTTAGCAGGTTCATTATTTGTAGGCTTTCCATTTTTATATTGAAACCTGATTTTTTGAACATGAATACCTGCATAATCATCTGTTTCTGTTCTATGCCTATGTACTGTAATGGCGTTATCTGCTTTATTATACCAATTAGCTGATCCTGCAATATCGTAAGGCGTAGGAACAACTGGTTTTCTATCTACGCCATTTTCCATTTTTCTTGGATGAGCAACTAACCATATATGAATCTCATTTACTTTAGCAAATGCACTTAACTGAGAAAGCACCCTTGAAACATATAAAGTCTCATTTTCTCCATCTCCAAACTTATGCTCAAGAGTATTCCAAGGATCCACTATTAAACCTTGCAATCCATATCTATAATTTAAGACCTTAGCTTGATCCATTATGTTTTCTATTGTAACCGAATCCTCTTGTGTACCTATAAATTTAATATGGTCGTTAAGTATTTTCATGGTACTTCTTGCTTTTTTTTCACTAATGCGATCATCTCCCCAAAATGGCTGACTTAAAAACTTGCCTACTAATTTAAGTAGGTGGTGCTTTACTGGAAAATTTTCTGCTGAAAATATACCGAAGTTCCAACCATATAGCTTAACCATATTAATCATAACTGCATCCATCCATTCCGACTTTCCCATATTTGGAACACCAGTTACAACAGTTAATTCACTTGGACTAACTAAATAGTGATCGTCAATAGCTGACCAACCAGTAGACAATCCTTTTACATCAGGTTTTAGTAAAAGGTCTATGGCATCATCTTCAACATCTTGAACCATCACAACACCATCAATGGGATAGGGGTGGGCATTGCTTACAATCTCTTCAACCTTTTCCTTGCCATAATTTATAAGCACTTCATTGATGTCCTTACATCCATCAGGATATACCACTCTAAAGCATTTTTCACGCCCTATACGCCTAGATAATTCATCTCTTAGGTGTTTACCTGCACCATCAGAATCTGTGCATAATATAACAGTTTGAGCGTTCATTAAATGTTCTTCTGCTGATAACAAATAACTAAACTTCTTGTCACTTGGTTTGCTACCCTCAGCAGGTGCGCCATCAGGAACAGATACTGCATTTATAAATCCACATTCTACAAGAGATAAAGCATCCATTTCACCTTCAGTTATAATGATGGTTTCCATTCCTACCATATTGTCAAATCTGTAAAAACATTTTTCTGCATTTTTAGATTGTCTAAATTTTTTATCTCCAGTTCTTGATTTTACATTTACAACTTGACCATCTTTGTAAAATGGAAAATGTATCCATCTGTTTTCGTAACCTATTTTTTCAGAATCAACTGTGTCTCTACTTATTTTGCGATCCTCAAACCATTGGTACACTTTATCAGGAATGTTTGTTTTTGGAACTTCAGGCAATGTCGGTATTGGTGCAACCTCTAATTTTGTTAAATGTTTAACATTTTTCAATGATCCCTTCCAACCACAATGATGACAAAACCAAACACCTTCATCAATGTTTACTGCCAAGCATGGATCAGATGATTTCTTTCTGCTAGTAGAACACTTTGGACATTGTGTTTTAACTTCTCCTGAAGTTGCATTGACATAAATTCCGTTCTCCTCAAATGTCATTTTATCTCCTATTGATTTTTGTATGAATGTAAAATGTTGTTGTACTTTGTAATTCCATTACTAGATTTACTTCTTAATGCTTTGATTGAAAAAACATTCTTGTGCCAAAACTTATCTTCTAACGCCCACATTAAAACATTTTTCAATTCATCAGAGTCATGTCCATCTTTTACAATCAAATCAAAAATTGTATTTACTGATTCATTTATAACAGATTCATTGTTCCAATCTTTTACCATGTTTGGAAACTTTAAATTCTGTGTAGAATAAAAATACTTTACTATTGTTTTTATAAACTCCAGTTGCTTATCATTAATCTCCCTATTCAATTTAACAACACCCTTCTTATTAGAAGTATATATATATCTTATATTATTATTTAATAATATAGGTTGCTCGTTATTTAAAGGGGGTGTTTGATTAGATGTACTTGTGGAGGCATTATTTAATGATACCCCATTAAAATTCTCACTATGGGAATCATTGAGATTTTTCAATACCCCTACTATAAATTCATGGGGGGTAAGTGAAATATATCTCTTTTTAAATCTTGATGTGTCTTTCTCATTTTCAATAACAACTTTTATAAATCCATAGATTCTAAGTTCTTTTACAAGCTGTGAAACGCTAGACTTTGAAAGATTTAAAACCTTACTAAAATAAATATTGTTCTTAACGCAATACCCACTAGGCTCTATGGTTGCTGTTATTTCAGAATATAAAAGCTTTGAGTTTGCTTTTATCTTTGGGTGGTGTCTTAATATGGATGGTATAAAACCATAGTTTCCAAAAATCATTTGTTCTCCTTTTGCAAAGGGTGGATAATAAAACCCACCCTTTCAATTACAAAAAAACCCCTTTAATATACTCAATTAATACGATCCTTGCAAGGGTTTTAAACATAGATCGTAATAGGAACATTTATTTCCTTCAACAACTTTACACTTTTTATTTGCATATTTTTCATCAATCCATTGGTGCAATTTTCTATTCATCATAACTCCATCACATTGATAGCCAGTATTATAATTAGCACATTCCTTTTTTATAAAAGTGCTTACATTGTTCTTTTCTCTGTTTAGTCTAAGCATCCTACCAACTGCCAACAATGCTCAAGTTTACCATAACTTCCTATTTTCTTTTTGCTTATTTTTTTAAGCTTACCCTTTTTTGTCAAGTTAGACAATGCTCTTCTAATTGATGTTAATGGTGTTTTTTTAAAGAAGTTACTGTAAATATCAGTAGGACTTAAAGGTATTTGATGATTCTTAAATATCTCTAATATCTTTTGTTCCTGACTTACTGCTTTCTTTTGAGATGTTTTTAATTCATCTCCTTTTAGATTGGTAGTATTATAATATACCATGCTGTCTCCTTTTAGGCTATGCCTCGTTGTGAAGAAAACTTATTGCTTTCTCCTAGTTTTTTCATTTCTTTTTTTTCTTCTTCATGTTTGCATTTAAACAAGATCATTTCTTTAAAAGAGTTTAGATATTTGTCAATAATCTTTTCTTCTCTTTTAAAAAAATGTGCATAATGCTGTGCTAAGAAGCTTTTAAAAACAATAGGAACTACTGCATCTTCATCATCTCTTGAATCATCTTTTGTATCATGCCATTCAAATAAGGCATCACTTATAAGATCGTAAAGTAGTTCTGCATTTTTTTCTTCTATTCTATTCATTGTTGTTTGTTCTCCTTTTTGTTAAACATTTAACATTTTTTTCTTCTTGTGTAGAATTTTTCTACAAACTCATTATAATCAATACTTGAGCAATGTAGACATTCTAGCTTTTCTTTTCCATAACTTGGAAAATCTTTATAATAATAAACATTTTTTATATTTCTACTTGATCCAATTCTTTTGGTGGGATGTATTACAATTTCCCAACACTTTCTGCATTTTCTACAATATCGTATTGTTGAATCTGCTAATTTTGCATCAAATTCAAACTCTCTTGAGTCTCCTATCATTTTTTCTCCTTTTCATTGATTACTTGATTTATAATACTTGATAACTCTTCAATGGGATCACCAAATATATTATTTAAATTATAATCTGGGTTATCTAAATTTGAACCTTGCTCTTCATCATCCCAAAAGTCAGCGTGTTCTTTACAATCTAAGCAAATGTCATAGTCTCCGTATTTTTCTGCTCCACAGCAATCAGACCTTTTCATACTATCTCCTCTATTACTACACATTCAGCTTTTCTATAAGCGTCATCTAAAATAGAATCTTCACTAGGAATCAAGTCAAAGTTGTTACAAAGTTCTTCCCTTGCTTCCTCTTCAGAACTTGCACTAATCTCATAAAATATAGATTGCTTTACTTCAAATGTATATGTTTTCTTTTTCATTATTATCTCCAAGTTGCTATGTTATTTAGTTTAAGAATACGATTTTTAATCAAAGCCTGATCTCTGTAAAAATCTAGCTTATGATTCATAATTTCAAGATCTGTTTTAAGTTTTGCAACCCATAACATAGGTAGGCAAAATATAAGACCTAATATAATTGAAAGTATAAACTCCATTGCTTCTTATCTCCCTTTCCAATCTTCTAAAACTGTTTCTAAAGTAACATTTCTTGCATTTGCCTCTTCTTCTACCTGTGCATAAAAAGTGTCGATCCACAAAACTTTAAGTTCTTCAATGCTATAACTATTGAAATGTTCTCTTATTTCCTCTTTTGTAGTTCCAACCCTTTCATCATGTAAATCTGCAGGGTAATCGCACTCTAATTCCATATTTACAAGATCATTAATTAAAGCCATTTTTGTTTTTGGCATTATTTCCTCCTCTAATTAATTTTAAATTAAATATACTAAATATAATAGTCAAGTTATATTTCACCCTTTATAATTTGTGAAATAGTTTCTAATTTATAAAGTAATGTTTTGGCGTTGCCATTTATACCAAAATATAATTTTACATCCATCAATTTAAAATTTCTATTTGGCTTAATACCTTTTACCCAAAGTTTTAAAGCACCTTTTGTAGTTATTAAATTATAAACTCCTAATGATACCCCATTATAAAACTTATTACTATGTGGTTTTAAGTCAATGTCTTTTAAGAATTGACAGTCTTTATCTATTTTTATTTTATTCATTTTATAGTAACTCCTCTAATTTTTCTAAAGCATCAAAATAAAAAGCTTCATTATAAAAACAAAGTTCAATTACTTTTTCATTATCAAGATATATATAAATATGATCTTGCCCCCTTTCAATTAATCTTGGATGAAACTTTATACAACTTATTTTCTTGGGATTTAAGAATACTCTTTCCCCTTTTTTAGATATGTTTAAATAAAACATAATTATGACTCCTTTAGTTTTTTCACCCCAAAAGCCGACTATATGAGTCGGCTCAATTTGGGTTTAGGGTCTTTAGTCCTAGTGCATTTTATACCCCTTCTAACAGTTATGAAACCCTTTCGGATTCGAGTTAATAAAAATATAAATCATTAGTCTTTAAATAATTTTAAACCTATATATCTAAATAATAAAAATCCTAATGTCATAAATAATAATTCTATAATAGTAATTAACATTTTAACCTCTTTTTTGAAAGTTTTTTAAACCTTTATTTTTTAGCTGTTTGTTAGCTTCGTTTCTTACTTTTTCTTTTCCATATTTTCCAGCAAGTTTAAAAAGCGTAGTTAATGAAGTTGACCCTTTAGTGTCTAATTCATTTAAATAGTTACTTATATCTTTGATGAATTGATCTTTTTCTTCAATGTTATTTTTCACTTTTTTATCCTTTTTTTGTTAAACATTTAACAAAATTTTGACTAAGACGGCAACTTAAATTGCCGTTTCGGATATAAAACCCTCTTCAGTTAGCCTAGTTCATTTTATAGCAATAATACCACTCGTTGTTTATTTTGTGTTCGTGTTCTTCCCCATCGTAATGGCTTATAAAATGCCCTCTTCCGTCTGCACTTATGGCATCATATATGAAACCTGTTACATCCTTAATCATTGTAAAAATTGCCTCGTTTGCATCTTCGCATTTTTCTTGTAGCAACTCAAAAACGCTTTCATCAATATCACTATGAGCAGATAAAAAAGATGGATTAAATGCCCATAATGACTCTAAAATATACTCTTCGGCTCTTTCGTCTGCTTCTTCGTCTGTTAAGCAGATCCAATCTTCATCAATCAATAAATCAATGGCTTCAACTGGTGTTACATCTGCCGACTTGCTAACAGCAATTACTTGAGGGTCGTCATGTGAGTATCCATTTATAATGCTCTGTCTTTTAAACTGTTCCTTTCTTAAATGCTCTTTTTTAACTCTTTCAAATTCAGCATAAAATGAAACATCTTGATTATGTTTCTTCATGAACTCGAATGTTCTTTTGTCGCTCCAATTATTTTTCTCTTGTAAGTGTACAAATAAGTCAAAGCCGTCTAATTGTACAATATTTTTATCTACTTGTTTTATCATGTTGTTTTTTTCTCCTTTTTGGTTTAATTAGAATCCGAATGATTCAAAATCTTTTAATAATGATTTTGTTAAACATTTAACACTTTCATTTTTCTCTATCTTAAATAATGAGGAAATGACATATCTTCTGCCGTCTGTCCAATCTTCCACGATTCCGTTTTTAACGGCTCCAACATGGCAAATTGACCCATTAAACCCCATTATATAACTACCCTTCGGTAAGTACTGATTAAAATTTGAAATGTTTAAACTGTTCCTTGTCTTTAGTCTGCATAATATTTCAGCGTTTTCAATTTGTCCACCTGTCCATTTTGTCTGCCTTACTTCGTACCCACTTTTTAAGGTGCCGTTCTCAACTCTACGCATTACAGCATATTTTTTATATGAATAGTTATATTTTTCGCATAATTCAATTATAGCTTCTTTCCAGTCTCTATAACCTTGCTTTCTCTTTCTGCCGTGATGATCATAAAATTTTTGCATTTCTCCAAATGGCTTGTTGAATATGACTGAAGATGCAACTACTGTACAGCAATTCCAGTCTTGTTTATATTCTTTTGTCTGTATTATTTCCGAGTATTTCATTTATTTGTCCTCCCACCCAAAAAGCCGATTTTATGAATCGGCTCAAAGGGTTTAATATGTGGAAAGTTTTATTCTATGATTTTACGCTCCGTATATTTCATCATATTTTATTCCCAACTGTTCAGCCGATATTTTAAAAACATCCTCAAAGGTTTTATTATGCTTTTCGCATAAGTTCTCTAGCTGTTCCAAGAATCCTTTCTTTTCTTTTTCTTCTTTAGAGACTAACACAACCCTAACTGACTTTTCATCTGTCTCATTAAATACGCTAGGCTTTCCATTAACAACATTACAAAAGACATTTTCAGCGTTCTCAATCATTGGCTTATTTACTTTTCTAATTGTCACGCTGAAGTTTTTAACCTTATCACCTAACAAACTTTTCTGGGTGGCTTTCGCTTTAATTAAGGTTTGCAACTTAGTTCTAATAAAACTTCTAACTTCTTTCTGTTTGTTTTCGTCTTTATCTTTCAACATCTTGTCAAGTGCTTTCGTGAAGTTACATTGTCCGTTTAAATCAACCTTTAAAACATCTGCTTTTATTTGGTCTGTTAAATGCTGATCTGCTCCCATGCTTTTAATACCTAACTCAATTAACTCGGTAGCTTCTTTTATTGTTTTCATTTGTTCTCCTAATGCCCAAAGGGCGTTGATTAATATTTAATTGTTGATAGAGGTTAGGTATTACTAGAATTAAATGCAACAAATATTTTGTTAAATATGTAACAAAATATTTACACCTTATATATGTGAGGGAAAAAACTTTAGTTTTTTAGCTGAATTAATGCCAGTTAATTCTATTATTTACCTATCAATTTACAATGCCTTTATTTGGCTCTAAATGATATCTATTTCGCTACATTCTAGCCATTCATACATTTACATTAAAAAATCTTTTTATGGCTTTTTAGGCTATGTTTACGGCTTTTATTCTCAGTAAAACGCTCAAAAAGTGCGAGGTGAACCCTCATACAACTAATTAGGGACATATGCAAGTAAAACATATATAGAGTATTAATATTTAATTGGAGCCTTTTGTCTAAATGCAAGGATTATTTTTTTTTATTTGGATTTTAAAAGGTATAGCTCCCCAACTCCCATTTGTCAAGTAAAAAATATATTTATTTTAAATATGAGCGTTATGAGCGTTTAATATATTGCATAAATGAGCGTTATGAGCGTTTAGGGTGTAGGGGGGATGAGCGATTTGAGCGATTGCGTTATTCCGTGTTCCCCATAAAATAAATAAAAACAAAGTCCTATTGGGCATACTGTAAAAAAGTTCAAAAGAAAGTCCATTAATACTTGCACTAAAGTAATAAAGTCCGTATAATATACCATAATGAGTGTTAATATACCTTCAAAGATAAAGCCTTCTATGGTTCTGGCTATAGACCTTTTAGTCAATGATCCTGAAGCTAAAATAAAAGATGTAGCTGAAAAATCAGGGGTAAATGTATCCACTATTAGACGATGGATGAAAGATCCTGAGTTTGTAGAAGTGTTCTATCAAAAGTATATGGTTGTATTTGGGTCTAGGTTGCCAACTGTGCTTAACAGTATGGTTCGTGAGGCTGAGGCTGGAAATGTGCAGGCTGGTAGATTAGTTTTAGAACACTCAGGTAAACTTATTAAACGAGTTGAGGTCAACAACCATCAAAGTCCTTTTGAAAAGTTTCTTAGCTCCCAAGCATCAGATATGGAAGAAGTTGAGGTTTTAGAAGCTGATTACGAAGATATAGAGGTTTTACCTCAGCGACCTGTTATTCCAGAAAAACCACCTACCAAGAAAGAGTTATCTGCTCAACAAAAGAAAGTAGATAAAAAAAATGAAAAGCGTAGGGAAGCTAGGCGTTGGAGGCAGAGAGCTGAAGCCGTAGGTATTGCAAGACCAAATAAAGGCAGGCAAACTCCAGCACAAAGAAAAGCTTGGCAGGAACGAGTAGTAAAAAGAGAAAAAGCACTTAATATTCCTTTAAAAAAGTCTTAACATCATAAGACTTACATTCAGGACATTCTTGCTCTCTGTCTACATTAACTGCTAATACTTCCCATACCCAATGACAAGTTAAACATATACAATTTATAAGAGTAAATTTTTTCAAGCCTTTCCCCATTTTTCCAATTCTGCAGAATACTTTATTAGCTCTTCCCACAATTCTTGGTTCAATGGTATTTCTGTGTTTAGGATCATTTGATCTGCTGGCATTGAGTTTTTAGCTAAAAATCCCAACAAATCATTATTCATTAAAATTAACTCTTGTATTTTGTCTAGTTTTTTATCTAGTCTTTTTATTTCATATTCTTGTGCAGTTAAGCACTCAAGTAATAAGCGTAATAAATAATCTTCTATATTGTTCATAGTACAATATACTTTAAATATATTGTCTAATACAATATTTATTATTTTTTTAGTGCTTTATTTATATCCTGAACAAGTTTTTTCTTCATTTTATCTACTTCTTCTATATTAGTAATACTTAATCCAGATATAAAAGGTCTAGCAACAGTAGTTGGAACTTTCCCATCGTTATGATATTTACCATATTTTAACACAGATAGCTTATTATCTTCTGCTTTTATGCTGTCATACATTTTACCAGATGCTTTTAATGGAGGAGATGTAGGAAAACCCTCTCTTTTTCTCCATTTTTTAGTAGATTCTTTTAATGGAGCAAGCTGACCACTATCTATATTTGCTTTTGATACTTTTTCAGCATTTTTAGCAAATTGTTTAGCAAAGTCTTTTTTAATGCTTTTTATTTCGCTCAACAACTTAGAAAAACTAAAGTTTGTTGTTATTTTTATGTCCACTATGACTGTTGTGCTTGTTGAGTTGGCTCTAGGTCATTTACAGACTTATTTTCTTCAATAATAGCTTGTGCTTGTTCAACTGTAAGGTCTTTATTATCACGAACCATTATTTTTGCTCTAGTAGTTAGGTTATTTTGAATGTCAAACTGATCTTTTAATATCTGATCCTGCACTGTCTTAGGATAATCAATTTCTTCAAAGTCTACTCCGAACTGTTCTGGCAAGTTTATACCATTATATCCTGCTATAACACGCTCAACATTGTAAAAATCTTGTTCATACATTCTCCAAAGAGCAATATCGTCATAGTAATCTTCTTTTCTCTCCATATCTTTAATCATTAGTGATATTCCACTAGGAACTTCACCGCCAGATTCAGCAAACTGTATCCATAAATGATTATTGATAGCTACAAGCTCCATTTGAAACTTTATATTCTCTATAGCTTCCATAATATTGCCTGATGGACTTGTTATATTGTAAGCACCATCTTCACCCATATCTAAGATTGTGTTGGAGCCTGCTCTTAGCATACTTTGATCTGCTCTAAGTCCTGTAACCCACGGCTGACCAAACATATTGAACCTCATACCTAAGTTCATCTCAGTAAGAGCTATATTTACCTGCTCATTGCAGTTTACAATATCAGAGGCACCTTCAACAAAAAAAGAGTCTATCTGATCTTCCCTATGAGTAAAAACAAAAGGAATAATGCCGTAAGGATTAGGTATTTCACTCAACATCTTACCTTCTTCATCCATTAGTCCATATTTTTCACTATCCCAGTATTCCCATTGCATATTATCTGTGTTGGATAGGTCTGCTGTATTATTTAGCAATGGATACACTATAGAACTAGGCACAAATGGGTCATCATCAAAGTAAACTTCAAAGTAATAAATAGGTCTATAGTCAAAGTAACTATCTTTCCAATAAACTCTATTAGCAACAGTACCTAAAAGCCTAGTCATTCTTTCTGAGTGTTTCATACGAACATTTTTGGTTGGTATTAACTGCTCATAGCGTTCTGTAGCATCACCTACGTTTCTTTTTGCTCCTAAACTGTAGATACGGCTTATCTTGTTGATAAATTTTCTAGTAAAGTTAGTTACACTTGGTGGTATCTCTCTAAAAGCATCACCATTAAAGTAATTGGTTATATATTGCTCTACTGAAACCCCAGAATAGTAATCTAAGTGCTTTCTTATTTCATTTCTCCTAGCATGGGAAATCATTAGCTTTGTTTCTAGTAATTTATCTTTTAATACTCTTTGAATCATCTTTGAATCCTCTTCATTTCGTTATTCCTCATAGGAAACCTATTAATAATAAAATATCTGAAAGCATCATTTCCGTGATCATGGGTACCATCTTTTAATGGTTCTTCTTTTATTGGTTTCCCATCTTCGCTTTCAGGGTACCTGTACTCCTCAAAATCTTCTATTAAATCTGTACATTTTTTATCTACATGGACTCTCCTTATTCCATCTGCACTTTCAAAAAATCCTCTTGTGTATGCTATACTAGCAACAAGATTTCTACTCATCCTATCTCTTGCTGATATAATCCTAATGCCACTACGTCTAAATATCTCCATATCTCCAGCACCACTCTGACCTTGAACATTGCTACCAGCAGGGTCACCATAAAAAGACATAATAGGATAGCCTTTGGTTTTGATCATTTTTATTAAATCTTCTGTTTTTATATTTTGTTTATGTAGTATAGAATCAAAAACTCTAATATGTTCTAGTTCTCCATCCCAATATGTTTGCATAAATAAAACTGCTGGCATACGATAGCCAAAGTCAATAGAACAGTATGTAGGTAGGTTAGGATCGTATGGAAAATCTCCAGTATCTAAGTCTCTATTAAAGTCCCAAACTTTTCCCTCAAACACAGAAAACTCTGCTCCGAACTCTTGCCCAAAAAGTTCCTTAGACATATTTCTTTTTCTTTCAATTATAGCAGGATCATTTAATCCTAATGGAAACTCGTGTTCATTTATCCATGATGGAGATGTATGACTTTCCCACATTGGATCATCTGCTCCTAACTTAAACAAATCATATATCCAGTTTCTACCTTCTGGTGTTGTTATAAATATAACTTTACCTTTTCTACCTGCAACTGTTGGAGATAAGTACATATCCCAAATTTTCTTATTCATTTTGGCAACCTCATCAATTACTAAGAGGTCTAAACCTTCACCAACAAGACTTGATGGATTGTCTGCTGACATTCCTTCTACGATTGTACCCCATTTAAAACGAATGTACATATCTTTTTCTGATGCCTTGTCTATGTCATCTGCATGACCAATAACCATACGTTGCCAAATTTCACGAAATATCAATCTAGCTTTTTTGTATGACATCCCTACCACCCAAATTCTTTTGTTTGGCTGAGATGCTACATAAGTAGCTTCCATTGCACTTGCCCAAGTCTTACCAAATCTTCTACCACATACCACCACTTGAAATCTGGCATCTTGCTTTTTAGGGTAATGCAAAGGCATTTGACCACTATGAGGTTTATATCCTAAGTAGTCAAACCACTTTTTCTTAAATTCGTAATTTTTTTCTTGCATTAGAATACTTAACTAACTTACATTATAGCATATCTTTAATGCAAGGATAATTCTTGCATAATTCATAACTCACTAAAGAGGTAAAAATGTCTGAAGAAACGACCATCGAGCCAGATGTAAAACAGGAAAACGTCACACAAGGCGAAAACAATGTACCTATTTCAAGATTGAATGAAGTTATTTCAGAAAGAAATAAACTTCGTGAGATGCTTGAATCATTTAAAAGTAAAGAGGAAGAAAGCAAAAGAGCAAAACTTCAAGAAGAAGAAAAGTGGCAAGAACTCAATGCAGAGCTTGTCAAACAACTTGATTCTTATAAACCCTACAAGGATAGATGGGATTCAATGGATAAAAGACTTCGTGAAGGTGCTTTGGCTCAACTTCCTGAATCAAAAAGAGAAAAATTTGCCAATGTTGATACTGAGGTTCTTTTAAGTATTGTTGAAGAGTTTACAGAAGTAGAAAAAGTAAATCCACCAGACACTAAAGGAACAGTTCCTACTGAAAAGATAGGAGATTGGACTAAGATGTCTAGTGAAGAACGTAGAAGGAACTGGGGTACGATATTGGAGTCATACGTTAAAAGGTAAAACAAATGTCTAAAATGTATCAAGGTAACGCTGTTACCAATTCCACTGACCAGCATTTTATTCCTGAAATCTGGGCAGATGGAATCTATAAGTATTTTGAAAGAAAATCTGTATTCCGTGGATTAGTAGATGATTATTCTGCTCTTTTTGCT